TCTGATCCGGGAGGTAGGGGACGATGGATAAGAGTAGTTTTGTTATGTATACGAAGTATCTCCGACATATCCAAAAGCTAACGATGGAACAACGAGGAATGTTGTTTACTGCAATATTAAGCTATGCATCCGATCAAGAGATGCCAGAGCTGGATGCTGCTACGGATATGGCTTTCAGCTTTATCCAAGAGCAAATGGATCGTGACAATGCAGCGTATACAGAGAAATGTCGGAAACGAAGTGAAGCCGGTAAGTTAGGTGGAAGACCTAAAGCAAATGCTTTTAATGAAAACCAAAGTAAAGCAAAAAAAGCAAATGGTTTTTCTGAAAAGCAAAATAACCCTGATACTGATACTCATATTCATATTCATTCTCATAATCAAGAGGATGAATTAAAAGAAAAAAAGAATATAGATTCTCTTGTTGAAGCAAATAAGTTATTTGAACGTGTATGGAAGATGTATCCGAACAAGAAAGGTAAAGGCCAAGTATCGGATGCCCAAAAGAAGCGGCTACTCGCAATCGGGGAAGATAGGCTTGTTAAAGCGATTGAACGCTACAGTCTTGAATTGCAGAAGGACGCCGGCTGGAGGAATCCACAGTACGGTAGCACATTTTTCAACAGTGGCTATGTTGACTATCTTGACGAGAATTATGTTCCAGGCAGAATACCGGTACCGGCAAAGAAGAACGCATTTAACAACTGCAATCCGCGAGATCACGATTACGAAGATCTCGAGAGCCGGTTGTTGAACAATGGGTTGCAACACCCGCCTTCGGGCGAAAGAAACACCTAACGCAAAGGAATGCGAGGAATACCGAATAGTTATCACGAGCCATGTTGGTTACCTTGCAGGGGCGGTTACACGCCCCGCTTCCCAGAGAGGATGAATGATTTGATTAAACAATGCATTATCTGTCACAAGGAGTTTGAAACGACTCAGCCAAGTACGAAGACGTGCGGTGATCGGGAGTGCCTGAGAAAACGCAACAATGAGATCATGGCAAAGTGGCAGAGACGACATAGAGCAGAGACAAAAGAAATATTTAAGACCTTCTGTCCGGAGTGCGGCAAGCCGTTCGAGACAAGCAACGCAACAAAGATTTATTGCTGCAGCGACTGCCAGATCGCGCACAACAGTCGCAAGAAGTATCAGCGACGGACGAAACCGAAAGCGCCAGCGAAGAGGAATCGGACGAGCCATCAGGAGCTTGTTGATGCATCGATGGAAGCACGTGCGGCGGGACTTTCGTACGGACAGTGGCAGGCGATGAAGGAAGGGAGATTGAAATGCTGACGGAAGAGTATATGGGATTCGCGGAGAGCGGACCGGTACCCAAGCAGAATGATCCGGAGGCGGTCAGAAGATTTCATGCGGTGCCGACAAACTATGGTAGCGGTCGGACGTGTAGTTATGGCGAAAAGACAAAAGTGTGTGATCCGAGCTGCCGGTTCTGGAACACCTGCGTTAAGGGAAAACACAGAGAGGAGAAGTAATGCACGGAGTAAATCAGAGAGAGCGATTGATCCCGATGAGCGCGTACCGTAAGGAACTTGCGAAAGCACGTCTCGGAGATAACATCGCGAATCACATGGGATATATATTTACAGCAATCCTGTATGACAAGTTTGATATGACTTTCAAGCAGGTCACGAATTTTTACAGTAAGACAGTGGAACGTCGGCAGGCGTGGCAGGATGAAGACAATGAAGACGTTACAAGCGAAAGCATGATGCAGTATTGCACTAAAAAGAAAATCGACGTGATCAAGTGGGTGAAGTCGATTCCAATGCCACAGAAGCTTTACATGGCGGATATTCAGAAAGGGCGTGCGGTGCTTGGAGCAGACCGCAATATCGAAAGCGCACTGGCATCCACAATGTACCTGACAATTCCGACACTGAAAGAGTCTTATCGGTTCTCGAATGCTAAGATCGAGGAATTTATGAAGTGGGTTGCCTTTTACATTGATTCTTATTGGCGCAAGCGGCCGAAGAGCAAGGAACATTTTCTGACGGATGAGATTATCCGGAATCAGTTCATCGAGGATGAGAATTGGGACATCGTAACAGGAAAGGCGGTAGAAGGATGATTGAATGCATGAGAAACGCGGCGCGTAAGCCACAGACCAATGCAGACCGGATTCGGAGCATGACGGACGAGGAATTAGCAAGTTTTCTTAAAGAAGTAAAAGAAGATTATCAGTGGGCGAATCCCGATTATCCAGATTGCGAGGATTGCGGAGAATGGTTGAATTGGCTTCAATTAGAAGCGGAAATGGAGGAAAACGATGCGGATAGAAATTGAGATTCCGGAAGAATTTGAAAAGGACTTTAAGCATGACAGATTCGAGGAATGCTTAACTCGACTTAATGCAGATGCGTATATGACCGCAGGAAATTACGAAAAAGAAACGGCTATCATGCTTATCAAGGCATTGAAGGATAGTAAGCTCGCCTATGATGTTGATTCCGTTGTGACAAATTTAGAAAAACAGAGAGATGTGTGGAATGACAAAGAAGTTGCTGACAAAGAACTCGTTGAAGAAAAACGAAAAGCTTACAATATGGCAATTGCGATTGTGAAAGGTGGTGGTGTAGATAATGCGTAAAATCGCAGAAAAAAAGATAGCACCGAAGTATTTTGATGCGGTTATCCGCGACAAAAAGAGTTTGAAATCCGCAAGGATGAGGATGATTTACAAATAGGTGATGCAGTTATTCTGAAAGAGTGGGACGGCGAGAAGTATACCGGACGCGAGACCGGCAGAAACATCGTGTATATTCTGCGTGATGTGCCGGAGTACGGTTTAATGCCGGGATATGTGATATTTGGATGGTAAGGAGTGTGATTGCATGTGCACAATGAAGTGGAAAGAAGTTGTCCCAGAACAAGACGACTGGGAAAAGCAAATAGACATCGTTGCCTATTATGGCAGTATCACCGTAGGAAGCATTGTTTATTGTGGCGAAGAGATAGGATGGCAGTCAGTGATTGATGGTCACATGAATTTTATGCAAGCAGAATCCTTAGAGGATGCCAAAAGGGAAATGATTGATATATTGGAAGAGCACTGTACCGACCAAATCAACTATTATAAGGATTTACAGGGACACCTTGAAGAATTAAATGCAGCGGAGGTGAACTGATGGCTAAAGCAATATTGGTTATGGATATGCCGGAGTGTTGCGCAGATTGCCAGCTGGCCGATGATGATCCAAGTGGATTGTATTGCATGTTTGCTGATGATTGTTATGATGGATCAGACAGTTCGGAGGATAGAGCGAGCTTTTGTCCGCTCCGGGAACTTCCGGAGAAGAAAGAAGAACTTCCAATTGAAAAATATGAGTTTGGAAGCCTTGGAAAAGCATTTACATCCGGCTGGAATGCTTGCTTGGATGAGATTTTAAAAACAGATGGAATGAGAAAGGAATAACGAATCCTCGGTAAACCGAGGTTGTGCAACGGAGACTTGGAATGGTTGTACAGAAAAATATTCATTGTGGCTATAAGGTACGGTGCGGAAACAAACCGTATATGTAGAGCAATCTAAAAATTTATCCACGATACACGGATTTGTAGCGTGGTGTTATGAAAAAATTAAAAGTATGTTGGGTAAGTGCAGGAATATCAAGCTTTATGGCTGGATATTTAGCAGGAGATGTTGACGAATGGATTTACATTGACATTGCCGACCAACATGAGGACAGTATCAGATTTATTAAAGATTGCGAGAACGCAATCGGAAAGAAAATCACAGTGCTACGATCAACGGAATATCGAAATGTAGAAGATTGCGTAAGGGTGTTTGGTGGTTTTAAAAATTCGGCTAACGGATTTGCGCCATGTACTAATTGGCTGAAAAAGCGGATTCGTAAAGAGTGGGAAGCTGAACATGCGGACTATGAGATCACGTATGTTTGGGGCTTTGACTTGAACGAGAAGAACCGAGCTGATCGAATGGTTGAGAGCAATCCGGAGTTTAATCACATTTTTCCGTTGATTGAAAGAAATTTAACGAAAGAGGAAGTGCATGGACTGTTTTTAATGACTTTTACTTTCCCACGTCCTTGGAATTATGAGCATGGGTACGCCAACAATAATTGTATCGGATGCGTCAAGGGCGGTATGGGATATTGGAATCGTATTCGAAAAGATTTCCCGGAAGTCTTTGAAAGTCGGGCGAAGCTGGAAAGAGAAGTCGGGCATTCAATCCTTAAGGACAGCAAAGGCAATCCGGTCTACTTGGATGAACTTGATCCAGACAGAGGAAACATGAACACAGAGATTATGCCGGAATGTGGAATAATGTGCTACTTAGCACAGAAGTAAATTAAAGAAAGGAGCCGAACCTCCGGCCGGGGTAACGATATATCGGGTTCCTTTTGAAAAATGGATTATAAGGAGTTTTTAGAAACAAAAATTGAGCTTGCAACAGAAAGTGGATTCATTGTGGATCCTGAAAAAGTAAATAAAGTATTAAAGCCGCACCAGCGAGATGCGGTAGTGTGGGCGCTGAAAGGCGGTAGACGAGCATTGTTTGAGAGCTTCGGTCTTGGAAAAACAGTGCAGGAGTTGGAATTTTGCCATCTAGCTGCAGAACATAGCGGTGGCCGTGCGTTGATTGTACTGCCGCTTGGAGTAAAGCAGGAGTTCGCGCATGACGCGGTGGAAGTGCTTGGATACGAGAAACCGCAATACTGCAGAACGATGCAGGAAGTGCAGGAGTGCAGCAGTCAGATCGTATTGACCAATTACGAGCGCGTCCGGGATGGCGATATCAGACCGGATTATTTCACGGCAACGTCACTTGATGAAGCGAGTGTGCTTAGAAGCTTCGGAAGCAAGACGTATCAGACGTTCTTGGATAAGTTCAAGAACGTACCGTATAAGTTGGTAGCCACTGCCACGCCATCGCCGAACAAATACAAGGAACTGATCCATTATGCCGGATATCTGGAAGTGATGGATACAGGGCAGGCGTTGACGCGGTTCTTCCAGAGAGATAGCACCAAGGCGAACAACCTCACGTTGTACCCAAACATGGAAGATGAGTTTTGGTTATGGGTAAGTAGCTGGGCGCTTTTTATTACGAAGCCTTCAGATCTCAATCCTGATTATTCAGATGAGGGATATGATTTGCCACCGCTTGCCGTGAGATGGCATGAATTACCGGTCCATTACGGAGATACCGCAGATAAAGACGGACAGATGCAATTATTCCAAGAAGTAGCAGAGGGATTGAAAGAGGCGGCAGCTGTCAAGAGAGATAGCATTGACAAGCGAGTGCAGGAGATGAAGCACATCGTTGAAGCGTCACCGGATGATCATTTCCTTTTGTGGCACGATTTGGAGAATGAACGGCATGCAATCAAGAAAGCGCTGCCGGATGCAGTAGACATCTACGGATCTATGGATTATGACCTGCGCGAGCAGAGGGTTATTGATTTCTCGAATGGCCGGACAAAGCTGTTCGCCACAAAGAAATCATTGTCTGGATCCGGATGTAACTTTCAACGATATTGCCATCGCGAGATATTTCTCGGAATTGATTATGAATTTAATGATTTTATTCAGGCGGTGCACCGGTGCTATCGTTTTTTACAAAGAGAATCGGTTGTGATTGACATTATCTACATGGAGAACGAGCGACAGATCAAGGAAGCGTTGCTGGAAAAATGGAAGAATCATAATCATATGGTTACAAAAATGATCGAGATTGTAAAAAAGTATGGTCTTAATTCGGAGAATAAGGCGCAGCGGTTAGAAAGGAAGATGGGCGTGGAAGGTAGCAGAGAAGAAAGAACAGTAAGAGGAAAACATTATGAAGCAGTATATGGGGATTGTGTAGAAGAAACCCGAGCGATGGAAGCGAACTGTATTGATTTGATACATACCTCGATCCCGTTCGGTAATCATTACGAGTACAGTGCAAATTATAACGATTTCGGGCATAACCAGAACACGGAGCGGTTCTTTGAACAGATGGATTTCCTCACACCGGAACTGCTTCGGGTGCTTAAGCCGGGGCGTGTTGCTGCAATTCATGTCAAGGACCGTGTGCTTTTTGGAAATGCGACAGGAACCGGAATGCCAACCATTGAACCATTCCACGCGCAGTGCATTAGCCATTACATGAAGCATGGTTTTCAATATTTCGGCATGATCACGGTCGTAACTGATGTGGTTCGTGAGAATAACCAGACATACCGCCTTGGCTGGACAGAGCAGTGCAAGGACGGATCAAAGATGGGCGTAGGATGTCCGGAATATATCCTGCTTTTCAGAAAGCTGCCGACTGATAGATCTACGGCATACGCGGATGATCCGGTTAAGAAGTCCAAAGAAGATTACACCAGAGCACAATGGCAGATTGATGCACATGGTTATTGGAGATCGTCAGGAGATCGACTGATCAGCAAGGAAGAACTTAAGGATTTTCCGGTTGACAGCTTACAGGCAGTGTACAGAGAGTACAGCCGCGGCAACGTATATAACTATGAGGATCATGTGAAAATTGCGGAAGATCTAGATGAGGACGGGAAGCTCCCGGCAACATTTATGGTAGTTGCTCCGGGATCGTGGAATCAGCTGGAAGTGTGGGACGACATAAATCGGATGCGAACCCTTAACACTACGCAGAGCCGCAGACGCGCTCAGATGCACGTATGCCCGTTACAGTTGGATATCGTGGAGCGAATCATCAACAGATATAGCAATGAGGGCGATACGGTCTATGATCCGTTTGGTGGTCTTATGACAGTTCCAATGACGGCGGTTAAGATGCATCGGAACGGTAAAGGATGCGAGCTGAATCCTGATTATTTCCGGGATGGTGTCGGCTATTTGCAGGCGGCTGAGAATGAAGTGGACGAGCCGACGTTGTTTGATTTTATGCCGGAGGTGATGTCATGATTAACGGAGAACTGATCGTTGACAACTTCGCCGGCGGTGGCGGTGCATCCACCGGAATTGAGCTGGCTACCGGCTACAGTGTAGATATAGCCATTAATCATGATCCGGAAGCTATAAAAATGCATAGGGCGAACCATCCAAACACCAAGCATTACTGTGAAAATGTGTGGGCGGTTGATCCGGTCAAGGCATGCAATGGACATCCGGTCGGACTTGCCTGGTTCTCGCCGGACTGTAAGCATTTCAGTAAGGCGAAAGGCGGGAAACCAAAGGATAAGAATATCCGTGGTCTTGCTTGGGTAGCATTACGCTGGGCAGGACTTGTCAGACCGAGGGTTATCATGTTGGAGAACGTGGAAGAGTTCAAGACCTGGGGACCATTAAACAGACGGCATCATCCGATTAGGGCAAAACAAGGCAAGACATTTGAGAGGTTTGTGCAGCAACTTTGGGAGCTTGGCTATGAAGTGGAGTTCCGCGAGCTGATTGCCGCCGATTATGGTGCGCCGACCATGCGCAAACGATTCTTTATGATCGCCCGGTGTGACGGCAAGCCGATTGTATGGCCAGAGCCAACGCACGGACCGGCAGACAGTGAAGAGGTAAAGGCAGGACTGTTAAAACCATACGTTGGAGCATATACACAATTGGATTTTTCTCTTCCTTGCCCGAGCATATTTGATACGGCAGAGGAAATCAAAAGGAAATATGGAATCCGCGCAGTGCGACCGCTTGCACCAAAAACGATGGAACGGATCGCAAGAGGACTGAAAAAATTCGTTTTGAATAATCCGGAGCCATTTATTATACAGTGCAACCACGGCGGCGAACGCAGACCGAACGACATCCGAGAGCCGATGCCTACAATCACCGGAAAGCATGGTTACGGGATTGTGGAACCATACATGGTACAGTGCAAATACAATAATGAGGCGCAGGACGTTCAGAAGCCAATAGGGACTCTTACGACAGTTGGCAGCCACTTGTTAGTTGAGCCATATATGGTACAGATCGGGCAGACCGGGTTCACAAAGGATCGGAGTAAGGATGTACGGGAACCCCTTACAACGATTGTGAGCAAGAATGAACATTGCCTTATCAGTCCAACTCTGATTCAATATCATTCCGAGACGGCGCAGGGAGAAGTCAGAGGACAGACGATTAAAGATCCGATTATGACCGTGGATGGTTCGAACCGATACGGATTGGTCACATCATTTTTGAGCAAGTTCTATAAATCGGGAATAGGTCAAGACGAGAGAGAGCCGTTACACACGATCACAACATCTGCCGGTCACTTTGGCGAGGTTAGAGCGTTTCTAATCAAATATTACGGAGATGCCACAGGGCAAGACATCGAAAAGCCACTTGATACAGTTACCACTAAGGACAGATTTGGATTGGTTACGATTGAAGGTGTAGATTATCAGATTGTGGATATTGGGCTTCGTATGCTGGAACCAAAGGAACTGTATGGATGCCAGGGATTCCCGGATGATTACATAATCGATCACGATTACACCGGCAAGACATATCCAAGAAGTGAACAGGTGCAAAGATGCGGCAATGCAGTGTGTCCGCCGATTCCTGCGGCATTGGTCAAAGCCAATCTACTAGAGTTATGTGTGGCAGAGCGCACGCCGAATATGAAGATTAAAACAGAGCAGACCGGACAGCTCCGGTTTGCCTAGTCTTTGAATTTTAGAATCAGATAACAAACCCAAGCGAACATATAGCACCTCCTACTATCTAGTATATGCGGGTGGAGAGAAAATGATTCGCTGGGGGATGCACGTTGACAATTGAATATTGACGGTTGGCGTAGTATAATCTTTTTATTACAAATGAGAAGGAGTATCAATTATGAGTGCAACCGATTTTTTGGCAGCATATTTGTCATTTATTTTCATATGCATAGGAATCGAAATATATATATTTTTGAATAATAAAAGTGCGTATTTAAAAATTTCATATGATGCATTGAAGAATATATGCGAATCTTATCGTGATGAGGATATAAGAATTATTTCAAAAGAAATAAATAGATTCTATGAGGAATATGTACAAGAGGATGCACAAACAAAAAAATTTTTCTCGAATGTAGTTGTTTGGATGGACGCAATTATATTTAGAGTGGATTGTGGTCGTAAAAGTGCAGTCATATTGAAAGAATATATATGCATTTTAAAACGCGCGCGAGACGTGTTGGAAGAACAAAATCCATATAATAAATGTGAAAAGCATCAACAAGATATTTTGCGTGATATTGCGAAGTTGGACGCAAACGAAATTGTTGTTCAAAATATTCTTAAGAGAACGGAAGATGAGTTCTTGCGTTTGTCTACAGATATAAGGAAAAATGAAAGGGCTAACAGGATATCTATTACATTAGGCGTGGCAGGAATTGCAGTTTCTGTTATTATGGCATTCGTAAAGTTTTAGAGAAAACCAACCGTCAAATACGATGGTTGGTATTTTTTTGCTCAAAATTGAAAGGGGGAATGCCTGTGGACGAAAAGGAAGTATTTGAGATATGCAACCAGGTAGATAGCTACATCGCTGCGGAACTGACGGAATCCATCGTGATCGGAACCAGCTACGACATGCTGGAAGCGCACTACGGCATTCTCCCGATCAGCAGGACACAGTTCTACCGGGAAAAGCAGAAGGTAAAAAATATTTTAGAGAAAAAGTATGGACAGATTGTGGAAGAACAGAACGGGCAGTTGAGAATGATGTGGTAATGGTAAAAGTTGACATTTGACATCGACGAACATATGTTTTAATATTTGAGTACACAAGAGAGGAGAATACAGATGGGGAACAGAGAACAATTTGTCCGATTGTATATAAGTTGGTAAAGGAAGGGGAAAAATAGAATGTACACAAAATTATTATCAGTAATCGCAATTTTAGAAATTATGTGGGGAACAATATTTTCAGTTTTGTGTGTGCTTAAAATGACTTTAAAAGATATTATGTGGACCAGCACTTGTGGAGGGCTTGGAGACGGATGGAAGAATAATCTCACACAAAGACATTATGCGCGGTGTGGAATTTTATATATAGTTTTTGGAAGCTTGTTGCAGATATATATGGTTATCACAGAAAACATCACATGGATTAGTTTTGTGGTATCTTTTGCGCTTGCAGTCATTGCCCCGTCAATATTTACAATATGGAGCACAATCGTATATTCAAAACAGCTTAAGAAAGGTTGGCAAAAACTAGACAAATAGGGGAAAAGATTGGTACAAATCCACTAAATTCCCATGCTAAAATTACTATAGAGTAGTAATTGAACAGGGAGGGAGAAGAGTGGAGAATGAAAATGAACTGAAAAAGGAATACCTGCGATCATATACACCGGCAGTCAGTGCGGCACGACGGTTAGAGGAAGAAATCGAGCAGCTGAGGGCAGACAAGATGGCGCCGGCACTTGTCATGGATGATATGCCGCATGCACATGATCAGAAAGATCTCTCTGATTACGCTGCAAAGCTGGACGAGTTGGAGCGCAAGTTGATTAAGGCGAGATATGAGCGTATTGATCTGTATGCAGAGATATTCACCGATATTGAGAGATTAGAGGATGAGACAGAAAAGGCGGTATTGACATACCGATATCTTCGGAAATACAGTTGGGAAAAGATATGTGTTGAGATGGGATATCAGTGGGCGCAGGTACACCGGATACATGCCAGAGCATTGAAGAATTTCAATCCAACCGGAGGATACTATGAACTTCTGGTAAAGAAAATGAAAGATGATACACAATGATATACTTGTATGTGATATGATTGTAGCGTGAAAGAGCGTAAGAGGAAATGATTCCCCTTGCGCTTTTCTTTTTCCCTTTGAGGAGTGTCACAGTGGCGCTCCTCACTTCTCCCACATGGTTGGAATTTTACAGTATGGGTGGTGATTGTGATGGCTAAATTGACAGCCAAGCAGCAAAGATTCTGTGATGAATACCTGATTGACTTAAATGCCACACAAGCAGCTATCAGGGCAGGGTATTCAAAGAAAACAGCAAGAGCAATAGCAAATGAGAACCTAACAAAACCAGACATCAAGGAATACATCGGAAAAAGGATGTCTGAGAAGGAAAAGCGATTGATCGCTAGCCAAGATGAAGTTATGAAATACCTTTCATCAGTGATGCGAAGGGAAAAGACGGAATCTGTTGTTGTTACATTGAGTAAAGAAAAATCAACATATGTTCCAGATTCTAATGGGACTATGAGAAAACAGACAATTAAGGAAGAAATTCCACAGATTGTCAATATACCAGCAAGGCTATCAGATGCAAATAAGGCAGCTGAATTGCTTGGCAAGGCATATGGTATATATACAGACAAAGTTGAAGCGGATGTCGACATGGAATTAAACATCAACATTGATTATGGGGATGAGTAATGAATATTAATGTCCAAATGAATACCGGTTTCCGTGAAGTTGACAGGAGCCGGAAACGCTACATTGTCATGAAAGGAAGTGCAGGATCCGGAAAATCCGTTGACACTGCACAGAACTACATATTGCGCTTGATGCAGGACAAAGGAAGAAACCTTGTCGCAATGCGTAAATCTGACATATCCAACAGGGACAGCACCTTTGCTGAATTGACAGGTGCGCTTTATAGGATGTTTGGCGATAAGTATGATCAGTATTGGAAAATCAATAAATCGCCAATGTCCATGACATTCAAGCCAAATGGTAATCAGATCATCTTCCGTGGGATGAATGACGATCGGCAGCGTGAAAAGCTGAAGTCAATTACATTCCCAAAAGGCAAGCTGACAGATGTTTGGTTGGAAGAAGCAACGGAGTTTACACAAGCAGATTTGGAAATCATTGATGACCGTTTGCGTGGTGAACTTCCGAAAGGACAATTTTATCAGATCAGAATGACCTTCAATCCGGTGAATAAAAATCATTGGATCAAGAAGGTCTTTTTTGATATTCCTGATGACAATGTGCTGACACACCACAGCACCTATCTTGGTAATAGATTCATAGATGATGCATACAGGCAGCGTATGGAAAGAAGAAAGATCGTTGATCCTGATGGCTATCAGATCTATGGTCTTGGTGAATGGGGCGAGATCGGCGGTATTATCCTTCACAATTGGGAAATTGGTGAGTGTTCCAAGAATCCGGCGGACTATGATGATTTTGCAATTGGTCAGGACTTCGGTTTCAACCATGCAAATGCGATTCTTCCATTAGGCATCAAGGATGATGTGATCTATATCACGAAAGAAATCTATGTATTCGAGAAGGACACAGCCGAGATTATAGATCTTGCAAAGGCTGCTGACATTCCGAGAAACAAGCAGATGTGGTGTGATTCCGCAGAACCGGACAGAATCAAGATGTGGCAGAAAGCCGGATATAACCGGGCAAAGGGTGTTGACAAGGGTGGCTCACAAGGTTCTGTAAAGGCACAGATTGATTATCTGAAGCAGCATCGAATTGTTGTTGATCCGTCTTGTGTGAATACGATTAAGGAACTGCAGCAATGGAAATGGAAGCATGATGATAAGACCGGGGAATACCTGGATGAACCTGTACCATTCCAGGATGATGCAATGGCAGCTTTGCGATATGGTATTGAAGGTTGGCGCAAGATGAAAAGATGGCTTGTTTAAATTGCCACATAAAGACCATTAAGGGGGAATAGTGAAAATGTTATCTGTAAGTGAAATTAAGCGATTTATTGATGATGATGCATCTTCAGATAGAAAGAAATTCGCAAGAAAAGGACAGGCATATTATGATGGAGATCACGACATCAAACAGTATCGACTTTTCTACTATAACGCAGATGGTAATCTTGTAGAAGACAAGACGAGAAGCAACGTGAAGATTCCGCATCCATTTTTTACGGAATTGGTTGACCAAGCTGTGCAGTATATTCTTTCAGGTGAAGATGGATTTGTGAAATCGGATGATCCGGCATTGCAGAAAATCCTTGATGAATACTTTAATGAAAATGAAGATTTTACATCTGAATTATCTGAAGTGCTGACAGGATGTATGGTTAAAGGCTTTGATTATATGTATGCGTACAAGAATGAAAATAACAAGCTTTCATTCATGTGTGCTGACGCAATGGGGGTTATTGAGGTCCGGGCAAAGGACACGGATGATGGATGCGCTTATGTGATCTATTGGTATATTGATAGAATCGAAAAAGGGCAGAAGAAAATTAAAAGAATTCAGGTGTGGGATTCCGAAAAAGTATATTACTATGTGCAGGATGGGAACGGAATGATCACAGAAGATGAATCAGAAAAAATCAATCCGAAACCACATACTTTGTATAAAAAAGAAGGGGATGAAGCGATCTATTATAAGGGATTCGGTTTCATTCCCTTCTTTCGCCTTGACAATAACAAGAAACAGTTTAGTTGCCTGAAAACAGTTAAGGATCTGATTGATGATTATGATCTGATGGCATCGAGCCTTTCAAACAATCTGATTGATTTTGACACTCCCATTCATGTTGTAAAGGGATTTCAGGGGGATAACCTGGAAGAATTACAGACCAACCTGAAAACCAAGAAGATCATTGGGGTTGGTGATGATGGAGATGTGGAAGTAAAGACTGTTGATGTTCCATATCAGGCAAGACAGGTGAAACTTGATCTGGATGAAAAGAATATCTACAGATTCGGAATGGGATTGAATACAGCCGGACTGAAGGACACAGCAGCAACCACCAATATTGCAATCAAGGCTGCATATTCGCTTTTGGATTTGAAGTGTTCCAAGCTTGAAATCAAACTGAAGCAGTTCTTACGAAAATTATTGAAACCTGTGATTGCTGAAATCAATGAAAATAACAAGACTGATTATCAGACAAGTCAGGTGTACTTTGAATTCAATCATGAAATCATGTCGAACGAACAGGAGAATTCACAGAGTGCACTGACAGAAGCGCAGACAAAGCAGGTGATGATTAACACACTTCTTTCCCTTGCTGCACAGCTTGACAATGAAACACTGATGCAGAATATCTGTGATGTACTTGATATTGATTATGAGGAAATCAAAGACAAGCTTCCGGATCCGAATGAAGCGGAAAATGCGCTGAATGGAACACAGGATGCTTTGAATGGGGTGGTGGTAGATGAACAAAAAGCAGAAGGAAGTTCAGCAGACATTCCTGAATAATGAAAAGGCTGTTCTGAAGAAGCTTGAATCCAATTATAAGGATGCACTTGATGAAATAAACAACAGAATAGCGATCCTTCAGTCAAGGGATGATGCTGATATGCAGTATGTCATCTATCAGATAGAGTATCAGAAGGCTTTGAAAGCACAGGTGCAGGCTATATTGGAACAGCTTCAAAGCAAGAATTTTGATACTGTATCTGCATATCTGACCAAATCATATGAAGATGGATTCATTGGAACTATGTATGATCTACATGGGCAAGGAATCCCATTGGTGTTTCCTATCGATCAGGAACAGGTTGTTGCAGCCATTCAGCATGAGACAAAGCTATCTGAAAGCCTGTATTCTTCACTTGGCAAAGATACAAAGGTACTTTCCAAGCAGATTGCAGGTGAAATCAGCCGGGGAATATCGAATGCAGCCATGTATTCAGAAATGGCAAGGAACATTGCAGGATATGCCGGAATAAGCAAGAATAAGGCAATGAGAATTGCCCGGACCGAAGCGCACCGGATTCAATGCAAGGCAACAGCTGACGCGCAGTGGAAAGCCAAAGAAAAGGGTGCTGATGTGGTCAAGCAGTGGGATGCATCCTTGGATGGCAAGACAAGGGATACTCACAGGCTGCTTGATGGTCAGATCAGGGAATTGGATGAACCATTTGAAGTGATGGGCATGACAGCAATGGAACCGGGCGGTTTTGGTGATCCGTCTGAAGATTGTAATTGTAGATGTGCGCTGTTGCAACGTGCAAGATGGGCTTTAGGGGATGAGTACACAAAATGGTCACCTGATGCGCCTGCTGAAATATCAGATGATGGAACAACACAGTTTATTAAGGTTGATGCAAACAGCTTCACTGAATTCAAGGGGATATATAAGGACATCACCAGACAAATGACAATGAACATGGAAAAGAGCAATAAACCACTTGAAAATACTGCAAAAAGCGGTAAAATAAAATCAAATCTTCAGTATTTTGCTAGAATGCCGGAAGAAAAGTTTACAAAATATGCGCTTGATCCTTCAAATGCACCGGATAAGGCAAAAGCATTTGAAGCTGCACTTGGTTATACTAGCAAAAATGCGGATGATCTTATCAAGAATATTGAAGATCATATTGATGAAAGCAAATTTGTTGAAAAAGGTGACAAAGGTCATGGTATGAGATATGAATATGTCATGAAGCTGAAGGGCGCAAATGGTAAAGAAGCCAATGTTATGACAGCTTGGATTGATGATAATGGCGAAAAACGATTAACAAGCGTATATGTAACAAAGAAGAAGGTGACTGAATGAAGATAAAGTTGTATGACAGGGTTCTGTTGAAAGATGGAAGCAAGGCATCAATAGTTGAAATATTTGAAGAAGGTAAGGCTTTTCTTGCTGATATAGATAGGAATGATGATACTGACACAGATGAAATCAGCATTGATGAAATTGAAAAGGTTTTATAAAAAGCACTTTGCAGATGATGGCAGGGTGCTTTTTTAGTGCAAAAAGACATGATTTATTAGACTATGGCAAAATGTAGTCCAATTATCACAAAAACAATGATCCAAAAGGCACAGGCAGGAACTACTAGGGTATTGGGGTAGTTGGTGGAAAACGCAGTAAGTCGAAGGTGGGTAAGAGAGCGAAACCACAATTAAATAATTGATATTAAAGGCAGTCAATCGGCTGTCTTTTTATATTGCCCGGAAGGTGGCATTTATACCTTCAAAATTTGTCCTGTCGCATGACATTAAAACTAGGCTTTGCAGTGGTGACACCACGATTAAAAACAAGGCAAAAGAAAGGAATTTGATATGGAGTTTTTGAAAGCAGTCTTAGGTGAGGAATTTTACAAACAGTTTGTAGAAAAGGTCAATGCCTACAATGGGGATGAAGCAAACAAGGACAAGCAGATCAAGCTTGGAAACCTTGCATCCGGTGAATATGTTGGCAAAGGTAAGTTTGATGCGCTTCAGGAAGCATTGAATGGCAAAGATACTGAATTGACATCAGCCAATGATCTGATCGCACAGCTGAAGAAAGACACCAAGGGCAATGAGGATTTGCAGGGAAAGATCACACAGTATGAGCAACAGAATGCACAGCTTCAGGCAGAACTTCAGGAAACAAAGCTGAAATCAGCCATCAAAGTTGCGCTTATGTCTGAAAAGGCTATTGATGTTGATTATCTGACCTTCAAGCTGAATGAAAAGCTGAAGGAAAAGGGCGAAACCTTAGAACTTGACGAAAACGACAACATTAAGGGTTGGTCCGACAAACTTTCCGGCTTAAAAACACAGTTCCCGACAATGTTTGAATCCGGCACAAATAGTGGTGATGGATATAAGCCTTTGGGGAGCGGAAAAATTCCAGGAACAGAAGGGGATCGTGGAAGCGCAGATCCCAAAGATCTTGCTGAAGCACTTCAGCAGCAGTTTGAATCAACAACGAAATAAGAAAGGTTAAAAAGGTGAATTATTATGGCTATGACATTAGCAGAAATGAAAATCGGCATGGCTGACAAGGTTTCACAGCAGATTGTGGACATCTTCTTAAGAAAATCTGAAATCCTTCAGATGCTTCCGTTTGATAACTGTGTTTCTCCATCAGGTGGTGGAAGCACACTGACATATTCTTATGTGCAGAAGAAGCTTCCGGCAACTGCTTCATTCAGAAAGTTAAACAACGATTACACTGCATCACAGGCAACCGTTGAGCAAAAGACAGCAAATCTGAAGATTTTCGGCGGTGCATTCGAGATGGATCGTGTTCTGAAGCAGGCTGAAGGACGCTATAACAACATGGCATATCAGTTTGAAGAGAAAATCAAGGCTGCAATTTCTCTTTTTCATTACACATTGATCAATGGAAACAGCACAACAGCAGAGGATGAATTTGATGGCCTTGATAAGATGCTCGCAGGAACAACATCGGAATTCAACACCGGTGAAGGCTCTGCAATCGATCTTTCCAACATGGCAAAAGTGAAGGAAAACATGGATCAGTTCTATGAGATGCTTCAGAATCTTATCAAGAAAACCAATGCAGATGCGCTTCTGATGAATACCGACATGATCAGCAAGGTGCAGACCATTGCAAGACTTCTTGGCTACAAGACCGAGACAGAGGAAGCATTTGGAAAGAGAGCAGTATCAATGGATGGTGTTCGCTTTATGGACCTTGGAAACCACTATACTGTATCAGAATCAGTTGCAACAGCAAATTCTTGTGTTAAGGCAGGCATTAGTAGAAATATTGGTGCATCTTCTGCAGCTGTATCAGGCTTAACTGACATCTATGCGGTTAAGTTTGATGTAAACGAAGGATTCCATGCTGCATCACTGACCGGATCAAGTGCAATCACTTCTTATGTTCCTGACTTTACACAGCCAGGCGCAGTTAAGAAGGGTGAGGTCGAGATGGTTGCAGCAACTGTTCTGAAAAACACCGCAAATGCAGGTGTTCTCCGTAACATTAAGATTGCGTAAGAAACTTTGGGGATGTGTTACGGCATCCCCATATGAAAGGAAAAGGTGAAGAATATGAAACAGTATAAAATCAAAGTTGTTACGAATCCGGATTTTTGCGGAGTTGATGCCGGCGGCGTACAGTTTGCTCATGGTGAAGCTATTATTGAAAATGCGAGAATGGCTTCTTGGTTCCAGGAGCATGACGGATATGCGGTTGAAGAAATCGGTGAGAACACAAGCGCTTCTCCGTTCTCCGGCATGAAGGTTGATGAATTAAAGGCATACGCAGCAGAACACAACATTGATCTTGGCGAAGCAACCAAGAAGGATGATATTATTGCCGTGATCCGTGCTGCCACATCAAACGCTTCGTAGGGGGGGATCCCATATGATCATGTCGGTTGAAGAATTTAAAAAATTTGCACCAACGGACATTGCTGATGCGATCATTGAAGCGAAGCTTCAGGCACTTGAATTGTTGATCCGGAAATATACCAACAACAACTTCCAAAAAAGATCATACAGAAGGACCGCTGACATTGTTGGCGGTCTTTTTCTTGTGGAAGCACTTACACCTTTCAAGGTTGGCGATACAGTGCAGATCACAGAATCACAGCTGAACGAAGGGCTATTCATAGTGAACGAAGCGGATGATTCCACATTTACAGTGAATGAAGAGGTTGAAGATGAAACAGGGGTTCTTGTTACCAAGATTGTATATCCGATGGATGTCAAGATGGGTGTTGTGAACATGATGAAGTGGGATATTGAGAACCGGGAAAAGGTTGGCATACAGTCAGAAACTATCAGTAGGCATTCGGTGACATATTTCAACATGGATGGGGATAATTCCACTATGGGATTTCCAAAGTCCTTAGTCGGCTTTCTGAAGCCGTATATGAAGGCACGATTCTGAAAGGGGTGTTGATATGATTGGTGGAAATACCAAGGCGGCATTGCAGATCAGCACCACTGCCAAGAATGAAATCGGTGAAGCGGAAAAAACATGGAAAACTGTTGATGAAATCACAGGCTTTCTTGATCTGTCTTCCGGTGATTCAAAATACACAACATACAATGCAAAGCTTCAGGAATCAACGCATGTGTTTGTTTCTGATTGGAAACAGCTTGATCCTTCAGTAAAGGCTGAAAACAGCCGGATGGTGGTGAATGGTGAAGCATATGATGTCATGCTGATTGATGATCCAATGGGACTTCATATGCAGCTTGAAATCTATTTGCAATACAGAGGTGGTCAGAATGTCAGTACAGTTTCAGGATAATTCGGCAACGGTGAAGGATGCATTGAACGATGCAACAAAAGCTTGGCTGTATGAAGCGGCCGGAGAGATGGAAGCACAGGTCAAGCGAAACACCAAAGTTGGCACAGGTCAATTGAAAAACTCATGGACTTATAAAGTGGATGAATCCAAGGGTGAAGCCACAATTGGAAGTCCGCTTGAAAATGCCATATGGGAAGAGTTTGGAACCGGTCAGTATGCATTGCATGGTGACGGAAGAAAAACACCGTGGGTATACAAGGATGATAAGGGAAATTGGCACAGAACCGAAGGCAAGCAACCGCACCGAGCATTGAATAATGCCTTTACAACGCTTAAAGGCGCATTGAAGTCAAGGCTTGAACAGATTTTGAAAGGGATGTGATCATGACAACAGCTGTAATGAAATTTATAAGTGAAGCAATGGAATCAGAAGGGATTCCATATGAATTTATGGAATTCACATCCCCAATTGCTGATCTTCAATCCTATTGGGTTGGCGAATATTCAGAAATACCACCAAATACTGAAGATGGGATGCAGGAAACACAGTTAGTCCTAACCGGAACAGGAAGGGGATCGTGGCTGAATCTTGAAAAAGAGAAAGTAAAAATTGAAAAGATATTCCCTACAATTGGGGGAAGAACAGCAATTCTTGACAACGGATCAGGGGTTGCTGTTTTTTATGGAAATGCATTCCCTGTACCTACAGGTGATGGTTTTTTGAAAAGGCTACAGATAAACTTGACAGTAAAAGAATGGAAGGTGAAATGATATGGAAAAATGGTCAGAATTTGCTGTTTCTGGTGTATCAACAGACACACCATACAATATTATGCTTGGAGCAGGAACTTTGTATAAAAATCTTACATACTCCAAGGAAAACAAAAAGTGGTCCGGCACGATTCTTGGTGCATCTTCTGGTGGTAATAAACTTTCGATTAAGCCGGAAATCACAACCATTGAGGTTGACGGAGTTACGGTTGAAGCGAAGGGATTGTCACAGAAAACAGGTGAGACGGCGCAGATCGAAGTAAATATGATTGAAATCACAAAAGATTTTCTGAAATCAACGGTGATCGGTCAGGAAGGAACATCGGAAGATGAACGATTCGATGTGATCGAATCAAAAGAGCACATTGAAGAAGACGATTATCTCGAAAATCTTGCATTTGTTGGATTTAAGACAAATGGAAGTCCGATCATTGTGCTTTTTGAATATGCGATTTGCACTGATGGTCTGGAATCAGAACATAAGAATAAAGAAGCGGCTGTGGTGCCTGCAACATATAAGTGTGTTGCAAATCTTGTAGAGGGTGGAACTACAAATAAGCTGCCATATCATATTTATGTACCAAAAACATCCGCAACACAGATCACACAGACAGCGTAGGCTGAAGCGTAGGATCACAATTCAGATATAAAAAGGAGATTGAGCAATTATGAATGATATGATTGTAAATGCAGAAGTTAAATCCGATGATGTGCAGGTGAAAGATGCAAAGGCGTATGAGTTAAGACCGTTGGTTGCGTCTGACATGGGATCTATTTGTAAAATCATTACAGCGATTGGCATCCGGCAGTTCAAGGAATGCTTTGATGTTGATCAGCTTTTGGAAGACCAGGAAGACAAAGGAGAAAAGAAAATCAACATTGAAAAGATTGGTTTCAATGTGGTTTTTGATATTGCCGGAATTATTATTGCTAATATTCCAAAAGCAGAAGGAGAGATTCAGGCATTTCTTTCTTCTCTTACAGGATTAAAACTGCAGGAGATTAAAAAGATTCCGTTTGCCGATTATGGCGAAATGATCATTGAGGTTGTCACAAAAGAGGAATTTCAGGATTTTTTCAAACGTGTCATGAAATTGTTCAATCGATAGGATATATCAGATTTATGGATTTGCTGTCACAAAGATATGCAAATCCATATTTGATTTTAGATGATTTTATTCGATCTAAACAGCTTCATGAATTCGCAACGGAAACAATGCGCATTATTGCGGAAGAAAAAACAAGTAAGACCAGATGGGAATACTATCTGCACAAGGTTTTTGATATGACGTATGAAGAATATCTGAATGCGTGTGAAACTGATCAGAAACCGCAAAAAGAACAAGTAATGAAAAAGGAAGAGGCGGTTGAAATAATCACTTCTTCAAATTGTATATTAGATAATTTTGATATGTAAGGTTTAAAAATTAGGCTCCCTTGTGAGGGAGCTTTTTAGTGTGTATAAAGGGGGTGAACCCTTTGGAACTATTTAAGTTATTCGGCACGATTGCAGTAAATACCGGTGATGCCGAAAAATCAATTGATGGCGTATCGAGCAAGGCAGGAAAACTTGGCGAATCAATGCAAAAAGTTGGTTCAAAGGTTTCAAACGTTGGATCAAAAGTTTCAGGTGTTGGAACATCGTTAACGAAATCAGTTACACTCCCTGTGGCGGCAGCAGGTACAGCATTGATTGGTTTTGCAAACAAATCTGCATCAACAGCTGATAACATTGATAAAATGTCGCAGAAGATTGGTATTTCAAGACAGGCATATCAGGAATTGGACTTCGTTTGTTCACAATCAGGAACATCTGTTGATACGCTGAAGATGGGTGTCAAAACGCTCACAGCGGCAATGGATGGTGCTGCAAGCGGAACGAAATCGAATGTGGAGCAATTTCAGAAATTGGGTGTTTCTGTTGTTGATTCAAATGGAAAGTTAAGGAGCCAGGAAGATGTAATGTGGGATGTTTTTTCTGCATTACAGAAAATGGATAACCAAACCGAAAAGGCAAGACTTGCAACGGAATTGTTTGGTAAATCCGGATCTGAACTGATGCCAATGCTCAACGGAGCATCAGGCAGCATTGAGAGTATGAAGCAACAAGCACATGATCTTGGTCTTGTGCTTAGTGATGAAGCGATTGATGCAGGTGTTGAATACACAGACAAGATGGATCAGATGAAGCGATCATTTGCAGCCGTAGCAACAAAAGTTGGAGCTTCTGTATTGCCATTACTTACACAATTGGGCGATTTCCTGATTAAAGAAGGTGTTCCTGCCTTTGAAAAAATAATGAAAAAGGTGGAAGGTGTTGTCAATTGGTTTACAAGTCTTAGCAGTGGAACAAAAAAAGTAATCGGAGTAATTGCAGGATTGGTTGTTGCCGCAGGACCTGTCTTGACTGTTGTAGGAAAGGTTACAAGCGGAATCGGAAAGATTATCAGTGTTGGTGGTTCATTAGCAAGCGGAATTCCTAAGATAGTAGGATTGGCAGGAAATGTGACAACTGCAATTAGTGCGGTGAATCCTGTTGTATTGATCGTAATTGCAGCAATTACAGCGTTGGTGGCAATTGGTGTTGCGTTATATAAGAATTGGGACTCTATTAAGGAGCATGCCGGTAAGGTTTGGAATGGCATCAAAACTAAACTGACATCGGTGGCTAATAAAATAGAAACTTCTGTCACTGATTCGTTTACAAAACTTAAAGACAATGTAATTGAACGAGTCAATGGAATAAAAACATCTGCTTCGGATACTTGGAATGGAATAAAGTCTTCGGTTACAACCGCAGCCAAGAATATAAAAACGTCAGTGACAAATGCGTTCACAGGTTTGAAGAATAATGTGTCAAGCATATTTAAAGGAATTAAGTCGGTTGCAACAAGTGTTTGGAATGGTGTCAAGTCTGCCATTACGAAGCCTGTTGAAGCTGCAAAAGATACTGTGAAGAAAATGATTGATAAAATCAAAGGGTTCTTTAAATTTGATTGGTCATTGCCAAAGCTTAAGCTTCCACATTTCAAGATTGATGGCAGCTTCAGTCTGAATCCACCATCTGTGCCACACTTCGGCATTGATTGGTATAAAAAGGCAATGGATGATCCTATGGTTATGACACAGCCTACAGCATTTGGAATCAACAAGCATGGTCAAATCATGGCAGGTGGTGAAGCAGGATCCGAGGTTGTGAGTGGAACAGATACACTGATGAAGCTTATATCCGCAGCGGTTGCTTCACAGAATGCACGATTGGAAGAGACTGTGCAAAAAATCCTTGATTTTATGGTGCAGTACATGCCACAGATGGCAAACATGCAGCTTGTCATGGATTCAGGTGTTGTTGTCGGTGAGTTAGCACCGGGAATGGATGCAGCACTAGGCAAATTAGCAACAAGACGTGAAAGGGGTGTCAGATAATGATCGGAGTTACATTTGGCGATAAGCATTCATTTGATGATTTTGGAATTTATCTGACATCCAAAACCATAAATCCACCGGAACCGAAGACAAACACAATTTCTGTTCCGCTTCGTGATGGTTCTATTGATCTGACAGAATCATTGACCAATGACGTGAAGTACAATGACCGAAAGATTAACATGACATTTAGTGTGATTCATCCAATGGAACAATGGTCTGATAAGGTGTCGGAAATTGAAAACTATCTTCACGGAAAGCGCATGAAGGTTGTGTTTGATGATGATCAGAATTTCTATTACATGGGAAGGCTGAAAGTGAATGAATGGTCTTCGCAAAAGAGTATAGGAAAGCTTGTGATTGAATGCACTGCTGATCCGTATAAATATGATGTTCAGGGTGATTGGTTGTGGGATCCGTTTGATTTTGAAAATGATTGCATCAGTGAATCGGAGAATATCGCAGTATCAGGAAGCACATCTGTTGTCATTGTAGGAAAGCGCAAAAAGACCTATCCGACAATAACAGCTTCAGCTGCAATGAGTGTTTCATATAATGGTACAACTTACAATATTATTGAAGGAATCAACAAGCTGTATGAAATGATCCTGGATGAAGGTGAAAACACACTGACATTCAACGGATCAGGAAGTGTGTTGATAGAGTACACAGGGGGAAGCCTATAAATGTATAAGGTATATTGCGATAAAACTTTGATGTACGATCCTAGAATTGAAGAACTTGCCTTGATTAATCCGGTTATTGAATTGGAAGAGAACAAGGCAGGTTCTTTTTCATTCAAGATGCCACCGGGACATCCACTGTATTCTTCCGTGAAAAGAAGGAAATCAGTGATGCAGGTGTATCAGGATGATGAACTGCTATTCAGCGGAATGTGCATTGAAGTCAAAGAGGACTTTTATAAGAGAAAAGACATTTACTGTGAAGGTGAATTGTCATATCTGAATGATTCCATCCAAAGACCGAACCGATACCAGGATGTAAGTGTGCGAGGACTTCTTGAAGCCTACATTGCAAATCACAATGCGCAGGTGGAAGAAGAAAAGCGTTTTACAGTCGGAATGGTTACGGTCACGGACAATAATAATTCGCTGTATAGATACACCAACATGAACAGCACAATGCAGGAACTGAAGGAAGATTTGGTTGATGATCTTGGTGGATATTTTAGAATCCGGCACAAAGATGGTGTCAAATACATTGATTACCTTGCGGACAGCATGAACACGAATTCACAGGTGATCAGGCTTGGCGAAAACCTTATTGATTTCAAGTCAAACATTGATTCAAGCGAGATTGCAACAGCAATTATTCCGCTTGGTAACCTTCTTGAAGAAGAAGTTGTTGAAGGTTTGCAGACAAGACTGACCATTGAAGCGGTGAATGATGGGAAAGATTACGTGTACAGTCCGGATGCTGTTGAAAATTTTGGATGGATTTATGCAACCGTCACATGGGATGGAGTGACAACAGCAGCGGCATTAAAAAGTAAGGGGCAGAAGTATCTGTCTGATATTCAGTTTGAAAACATGGTCATTGAAGCAAAGGCAATTGATCTGCATTTTGTGGATCCGAAAACAGAGCGGTTCAAAATTTCTGATCAGATCAGGGTTGTATCAAAGCCACACGGACTTGACCGATATTTCAGACTTACAAAGCAGACAATCAACATCTGTAATCCTGAAAATGATGCCATCACACTTGGCAAGGATGAAAGACTTTCCTTGTCTGCAAAGACTGCCGCCGTAAATGAGGAAATAAAGAAAGCCATTGAGAATATTAAGCCTGCAAGCCAAATCTTGAATCAGGCAGTTGAGAATGCCACACAGCTGATCGCAAATGCAATGGGTGGATATGTTGTGAAGAAAAATGATGAACTTCTTATCATGGACACGAACGACACCAAGACTGCAACAAAGGTGTGGCGGTGGAACATCAATGGACTTGGCTATTCTTCAAATGGCTATAATGGACCATATAGCACCGCATTGACGATGGATGGAAGATTTGTCGCTTCGGCAATCACTTGTGAAGGCTTGGAAGTCGGCAAGAATGTCAAGATGGGTGCAAATGCTAAGATCAGTTGGGAAAACATCACGGGAACAGATGACGTTGCAAAAACAAGTGACATTCCGACAAAAACATCTGAATTAGAAGATGATAAGGGTTATCAGACCAAAGATCAAGTGACAGAGATCACTAAGAACACCATCAAGACATCCGAAATCTCATGTGATCAGTTGAAAGGTGGAACGATTGATGCAAGTCTGCTTACAGCACTTGTGATTCAGACCGTGTGGAATGATATTACTGACAATGTAAAACTTGAAGATGGTTCTATCAATATATATAACACTGACAAAGAAAAAATCATGTCAGTTGACAGAACCGGAATTGCTTTTTTTCATAGCGGAATTGAAGCCTTGAAGATGTCTTTATCCGGTGAAACGGGAGCCGGATCAAGTGGTCCTAGAGGAATGGACTTCTTTGCAAACTTCGTATCTGATTATATCGGATGGACATCCACACCGGATGCGAGTCAGACACACAAGCCTAAATGGGTATATGAAAGGACCGGCGGTTCTGATTTCGGTTATGATCAAGACACCTTGAATGCCGGATGTGACATTGACTGTCATGGTAATGCAATCAAGAATGTTGCTGTATCAGGTGAAGTGAAGGTGAAAAAGGATGTGGAGTTTTCATTTGAAGAAGGAACCACGATTGATACCAAAGGTGCAACCTTGGTCAATGTAAAAATTGACGGTGGTTTCTCAGGCTTTATAAATCCACAATCAGGAAATACGATAGTGGTTCAAAACGGTATTATCGTAAGTGGATAAGGAAGGAGAGTATACAAATGGCAAATATATCTGATCTACTTAACAAGATTAAATCAGCACGATATGGAAGGGATGTGCGATCTGCAATCTATGATTCCATTGATGCTATGAACACAGAATCAGCAAATGCATATGATGCAGCTATAACAGCACAGAATTCAGCGCAGGCTTCGGCAAAAGCCGCAAGTGGATCTGTAACAAGTGCTACAGAAGCGGCAACCAATGCCAAGAAATATTCTGATTCAGCAAAACAATATGCAGAATCGGCTTCAGTGGCAATTCAAGCCGCATATGATACGAAAACGACAACGGACAAGCATATCACAAATGCGGTTGATGCACCGATGATGGTGACGAAGTTCACGAAGAATCTGTTGAATCCGGCATTGGTAACAACGACTTCTAATGGTGTGACCTGCACGAAAAATAGTGATGGGACATATACATTGAATGGTACAGCTACTGCTAGGACATTTTTTAATATTAATAGTAATATACCTATTATAAAAGGTGTTGCATATAAGGTTGTATGTATTCGAGATGAAGATATTGATCCAGGAAAATTTTTAAGTTGTGTCAGAAGGAAAGCTACATCTGCAGAATATATATTTAATAATGGAACATTTATAGCAGACACAGATTTGTGTTGGTTATGGATAGAAGTCGAAAAAGATAAAACCATGAATAATGTAACAATAAAACCAATGTTAACCACCGATCTTGAAGCTACCTATGATGATTATGTTCCATCTTCCGGTTATGAGATCAAGACTTGCGGAAAGAACCTACTTCCTATTTCTTCAATCGAGTCAAGAACTGTAAATGGTGTTACATTTACAAACAATGGAGATGGAACATGGACCTTGAATGGAACTGCTACAGGCAGTGCAACATTATACATATTTTCATGGGGGTGTGGAATTTTACAGAATTTGAGAGGAAAGAAATTTGTTGTAATTGGAACAAAAGGAACTAATGTTGATTCGGAAGCATATGTGCAACTTTCTCTTGCTAAAAGTGGTCAGGAAAAGGATTGGTATAAAAATTATTCTACTGTAAGACAAATCAGTGATGATGTTGATGATGCAAGATTTGAAATAACTGTAAAAAAAGGTTTCACATGCAATAATCTGATTGCAAAACCTATGATTACAGATGATACGTCATGCACATATGATGATTTTGAGCCATATGAAGGAACATCAATTCAAGTGACAAATGATACACAAGAACCTGTATATGGTTTGAATTCCTATGAAGGAATTACTCATGTAATATCAGATGGAAAAGTTACTTCATCTTATGCGCTCACCGACACCGGAAAATATGTCATGCAGTGTATGAAAAGCATTAACGATTTGAAAGCGGCAGCTGCAACATCTGCATAGTATTTTACAAAAGATAACCTGCTAAATTGCAGAGAAAGGCATCTTCGGGTGCCTTTTTTGGTACAAAAATCTTATTAGTGGAAATTACAATATAGTTAGGAAAACCCGGAAGGAGAAATGCTATGTGGTCAAAACTTTATGATGAACGTCGGATCACAAGAGTTGAGGCACGCGCAAAGTCGAATACGCATCGAATCGATAAGCTGGAACCGATTGTCGAAGAGATACATACTATGAGTAATACGATGGTGCAGTTGGTAGAAGAAGTTAAGAATACCAATGATAATGTCTGCAATCTCGATAAGAAAATTGATGGAATGGATGCTCGCGTAGATGTTATGGAGCGTGCACCGGCAGAGGACATGAAAAAATATAAGTCTGTAGCGGTTACCGCAATTATCAGTACCGTATCCACCGCTTTTGCGATCGGGTTGGTAACGATGATTGCTCAATATATTAAATAAGAAAGAGAGGTATTTGCTATGATGAAAAATTGTGTGTTAAAACCAAGTGTAGATACACAGAAGTGGATGAAAGCGGCAGGGATCCGCGCAATCAAAACAATGGCACAGACTGCAGTTGCTGTGATCGGTACGGCAGCAGTTGTATCAGCAGTAGATTGGAAGATGGCAGTGTCGGCATCGGTGGTTGCCGGCGTGGTGTCACTTCTGACATCGGTTGCAGGTATTCCAGAAGTGAAGGACGGTGAGTAAT